CCTAAAGATAGTCCGGTAAATATCAGTCCAGCTCCAGGTATTAAAGATATTATATTAAGTAAACCAGAAACTAAACTAAGAACGCCTTTAGCAATGCCTGCTGGTCCACCAGACTTAAATGATTCGTAAGCATCGTAAAAATTAAATAAAGAACCAATAATAGGCAATTTTTTTAGTATACCAAAACTAAAAACCTTACCAATTGCTTTAAAAATAAATGCCATTACACTACCACCTGACCCTTTAGGTATTGTTTGTTGAACATTACCTTGTTTATCTTTAGGCTCTAACAAATCTGCCATTAAATTCATTGCATTAAATATTCCTAATTTCCATGCTGTAGGTATACCGGGTATCAAACCAATTAAACCTTGTAAAATAAAGTTTATACCCATAATTAAATCCCCACCATCAAAAGCTTTATAAGCATTCCAAAATGCTATTAATGGTCCAATAATAGGCATTGATGGACCTATTTTCTTTAATGCAATATCGCCTACTTTTTTAGCTAAATCTCCAAAACCTTTTTTAAAGTCACCCTTTTTAAAATCATCAAAAATTTTGCCAAATCCACCTTCTAATAAACTTGATATAAAACCTGCTATAGCTCCTAAAATTAATAATCCTGGCCCAAGTAGATCTGTTAACCAATCACCGCCACCTTTTTTCTTTTCTTGTTCTTTCTTTTCTTTATTACCTTTGCCAAATGCACTTACTAATTCATCATCTGCTTGTCTACCAAAACTTGAAATTATAACATCTTTTGGTTTTTCTACAACGGTGTCTTCTTTCTTCTCTGTTTTATCGCCCATATTTGCAAGTAACTTTTCAATCTGTTCATTAGTCTTTTTACTTGTAGCATTGTCATCAGACTTAGTTTTAGTTACCTTTTCTAACGTATTCTTCTTATTTTCCTTTTCTTTGTTTATTGTCTTATCTGCTAACTTATCAGATACTTTAGACAGTAATAGTATAGCATCAGCTAGTGTTTGTCCGTTTGTATCCGCCATTCAATTATTTAATGGCGCAATAAGGGCGCTGTTAGACTACAAAAAAGTTAGGAACTATATCAATATATGTGTTAGTGTTAGGAATTCTTGTGTATTCCTTTTCTATATCACGCAATTTGTTAATTTGCTCAATAACACCTGTAAATTCTGATGAATCTAATGACTCTATTACCTGTATACCTTGAGCTATATCACTCTTAAGATCTAATTGATTGCTAGAGCTTTTTACTTCAATTTTATCTATAAACTTAAAAATTTCATATGAATAAAGATCACTAATTAATGTTTTAAGCTTATTACTTTTTGAAGTTTCGTCTTTATACTTACGTAATAGAATTGAGTTAATCTTATTATCGTATTCTATAGTAGGAGCACTTACATAAATCCTAAAATTTGCTGATTCAACTACAGTTGGTGTAAATTTACTAGTAATTAATTTGTTAGCAGCTAATATATCGCTAATGTTATAATTAACATCTTCAATGGTAATAATGTCTTTTAACTTAGAACGTAAAGCTAGGGCAAAATTGACTCTATCTATTGTATCGTATTTGCTAAGACTGTCTGGCAAGTTATCTTCTAATATTTTAGCAAAGGTATTATTAAAAAATAGTACTGAAAGGTTCGAATCAACTGCTGATTCAATAATAGTCTTTTGCTGTGATAAAGTTAATGTCTTTAGTTGAACATCTAAACCGGCTGATGGTACGTAAACAGATAATCCTGTTTTTACTTTCTTAATCTCAGCTAAAATATCATTAAAATTATTACTCATATTATATTTTATGCCATATTAACTGATTTACCACCTTCATCGTTCTTCTTTTCTTTAGTTTCGTTAGCAAATTTATTTAACATAATTTTACTTTCAGGGTATGTAATGTTAAATAAATCATTACTATTGTAGTTTAAATGGCGTCTTAAATTATACTCAAGATCAAGGACTGATTCAATTTTTTCATCAAATATAAACTTTAAAAAGTGTAAAAATGAATTGTCGAATAGGTTAAGCTTAAAATTGTCTATAACCGGTATTGTGAGCCCAACATCTTTATAGTTAGTGTAAATAGCTTTATACACTTCTACAAGAGGTATACTTGGTAATGAATTTAATAACTCAGTTTTTTGTTTAATATCTAAAGCTTTAACATTGATAACTTCTCCACCCACATCAATAGATATTAAGCTTTCACAAATACAAAATATAATATCGTTTTCTGTAACAACAAAATTATTCGGTAACCCAAAAGTAAATTTTACATCATTGTGATCATACTCAAACGGGGGTTGTTTAGAACTTAGTTTAGAAATAAGATAATCTACACTTAAGTTTACGTTTTTATTATCATAATTAATTTTAATTTCCTTACCGAGGGTTAAACCACGAATGTTAATAAGGGTAAGTATTTTTTCACGAACGTCAAGCACTACCCCATCTTCAACGTATGTTGATATTATTTTATTAAAAATATTGCTTAAAGTTTTAGTATCACTTTGATTGTATAGTGATTTACAAATATTTTTATAATCGTTAAAAGTAATTTCTTTAACGTTTATTGTCTTATCATCCAAGACAATGGGGAATGAAAAATTAAAACTCATCTCTGGAACGGTGATATTCTTGGTAATTTACCACTACCAATTTGTTTTAAAATATCTGGTAAAGGTATATAAAGGTTATCCTCTATTGTATAATAATTGTATAAGAAAGGAACATCATAGTGTTCCATAGCTTCTTCGGTGTAAGTTAAGTTCCTTGAACCAACCGATAATGGAGCGCAATCATAAAAGTGCCAAACTTTTCTAGGTATTTGAGATACATTTTGATATGTTCTTGAATACTGCATTATAGTTATGTCTGTTTTTATGCTTTCAGATTTTTTTCTATGTACAAAACCTTTATGAGCTGCTAATATAGCCCAAGGTCTCATAATCATATCAGTGAAAGATGTATTTGTTTCTCTGAATCTTAGTGTTAATGGAGAATTTGCAAATGCGCTTCTATTTGTAAGAATACTACCCTGGTTAAAACCTCTATTATTTTCAATCGGTGCAAATGCTGGAGCAACTGAATCGTCTGGTATATCAGCACCATCTAAAAATATACAACCTACTATGTTTTGTAGCGGGTAATTAATTAAAGCTGTTCTTGCATTGTCAATATTCCAACCTTTTTTGTCACCTTGTACATTTTCTAAAGATTGTAATATAGTTGAATTTAATGTAGCTGGAAATTCTTGTATAATAGCTATGAATTGCGTTCTTAATGGTATGGTAGCTACCCATGATTCCATTGTTGTTAAAAAATAATCTCTAAAACTAATTAATGGTATACCAGGTATGGCTATATTTGAAACTATTGTGCTTGGGGCTGCAAGGGTACCGGGTTGGCTAATACCGCCAACTGTTGCTAATGCTGCTGTTGCATTACCTACTGCATTTAATATACCTGACATTCAAATATTTAATCACAAAAAACGCTGTACAACTAGTGTACAGCGTTACTATATTTTAATGTTCTCTACTATTATCCTGTCTTGCGCCAGTAATGGTAGGCTAAGGTAACATCAAATTTTTGTATATCACCTGTTGATGTAATGTCGTACTCTAGAGCACCGACTTGTCTAATGCTTACGCCAACTAATTGATATTGAGCAACCTTGTTTAGTTGCTTATCTAATTGAACTAAATCAATAACTGCAGATTGTTTAGGTGTAAAATAATTTCCTGTGCTTGTTGCATCATTAAATGTATCATTTACAACCTGTAAAAACTTTTCTCTAATCTTTTGTGCTTCATCAGCATAAAAATTAATAACATATGCTTCACTGTTTGGATATTGAGCAACGCCTGGTATGTTAAAATTCAAACCCATGTATGGAGCTTGTACATTTGTAATGGTTTTGGCTGGCAAACTGGCTGTTCGTGCATATACTAAATCATTTGTTGAGATAAAGCCTGATGGTTCAATGCCGAAGTTAATGTTAAGCACTCTAAACAAATTGCTACGTGCAAAGTCTTTAGATTGTGCTTGTGTGTAAAAGTCCTGTATTGTTTGATTTACGTCTGCCATATTATTATTTAATTATCCAAGTATCAATTGCTTGTCTTGAATTGGGGTTTTACTATCTAATAAGATATTCTTAACTTTAATGTCGTTTCTTGAGTACCATACATTGTTAATTTGATAGCCTACTGAGGTTACCTCTTGGATAACCCCAGAACGTTCATTATTATCAAATGACGTGGTAAAGAATACGGTTTGGCCTTTTGTCATTATATTATTTAATCCAAAAATACTAATTTATAACCTTTGGCTTCGTTAGTTTTGCCATTATACAGCATATTTAAACTCACGTGGTTTATAATACCGGTACTATAACAATCCTTCTGTTTCTTAAAAGGTCCATGTACAATACCATATTTATCTTTTAAAATAAATGGTTTGCATTGCTTTTCCCATCGGTTAGTTCTACCTTTTATTTGTCTTTCTGATAGTATATCTGGGTTGGTTTTGTATAGTTCTTTTTTAGAATTTGACATTCTTTTACGTGCTTCATTACTTCGTTTAGCTCCTGTATTTGCTATTGTAGCAGCCTTCCAT